ACAGGCACACTTGGTTTTGCAAATGGCGGCACGACAGGCGCAACTGTTACGCTCCAAAACAACGGCGCGACCACAGCCTACAACTTCAATTTGCCAACAACCGTTGGAACAGCGGGCTATTTGCTAACATCACAAGCTGGCGGTAGCTCCGCCATGACTTGGACAAGTCCGACAACAACGGTCAACGGTCAAAGCTGCACGTTGGGCTCATCCTGCACGGTCACAGCCGTCGCATCAAGTATTCCGTTCCCAGCCACAGTTAGCGGCACAGTTACAAGTGGCGGCATCCCTTATTTCTCCAGCACAACTGGAATGACATCTTCAGCATTGCTGGCACAATACCAACTTGTTGTTGGTGGCGGTGCAGGTGCTACTCCAGCGACATTGGGAGCAACAGGTTCGGCAGGTCAACATCTTCAAAGCGGCGGCGCTGCGGCTAATCCCTCTTGGACAACTGCTACTTTCCCTGCAACCACAACGGCAGGAACGATCTTAGCATCTGGTTCGGCAAATGCTGTCACAGCAACCGCAACTCCGACACTCGGTGTGCAGGGCACAACTCAGGGCACATTAACTTTTGCGAATACAAATGTCGGCGCATTCCCGACAACCATTCAATCCTCAAATTCTGCAACAGCGGCAGCAACCTATACTTTGCCAACTGCAACTCCCGGCACGAATGGCTATGTTTTAACGGCGACAACTGCAGGTGTGATGTCATGGACCGCACCTTCAGCACTAGCGGCAGTTTTGACAGTTGGCACGACCGCAACAAGTGGCGGTGCGGCTGGTCAGCTTATGTATGACAGTGGATCTGTTTTACAGGAAAGTGCAAATCTACTTTTCTCAAGCAACACGCTTACAGTTGGCAAAGCCTCGACAGCTACAGGTGGAGTGGCGCTGGCTAATACAGGATCTGCGTTTACAACTACTATACAAGCCGGTGTTAATACACCAGCAAGTTGGACTCTGACGCTTCCTGTTGCAGTTCCTGCGGCTAACGGTGCGGTTCTTACATCGACAACAGCGGGTGCATCATCATGGGTATCGGTTCTTCCTGTAGCTAACGGAGGTACGAACTGTTCTGCTGCAAGCATAACCTGCTTCAATAACATTACAGGCTTTACAGCTTCCGGCACTACGGGAACAACATCCACAAATCTTGTGTTTTCAACATCACCTACGCTTGTCACACCTGTTCTTGGTGTGGCGACAGGCACATCGCTTGCACTTAACGGTGCTACGATTGGCACAAATGCTCTTGCAGTTACAGGCACAACGGCTCTTAGTAGCACTTTAACAAGCGCGGCTCATACAATTACGGCAACATCGGCAAACGCGCTTACTGTTGGCCAAACAGGATTAACAAACCCCGCTTTTAATGTCAGCAGTTCAGCAGTTGGCACGGGTATAAATGTTACTGCTGCTGCGGCTGGTAGTGGCGTGGCTGTAGCAACGACATCGAGCGGAACAAACGAAAATCTTACTATTGATGCGAAAGGCACAGGTAATATTTATCTTTCTAGTGTTTCCACAGGAAGTGTTGGCATTGGTAACAGCAATCCATTTTATAAATTAGATGTAACGGGAGCGGCGCGCGCGTATGGTATTACTAGTACTGCATTATCAACACCTGGAACACCAACAGTAGGAACAATAGGCGCTGGCTCTCTTGCGGCGGGTACTTATTTAGCTAAAGTCGTTGCCGTTGATGCTTTAGGCGGCACTACGATTGCAAGCGCCGAAGTTTCTTCTGGCGCTGTTGGCGCATCTTCTTCTATTCCCTATACATGGACGGCGGTTCCGGGCGCAGTAAGCTATCAGCTTTGGTTTACATCTGGCGCAACTAATACAGAAGCTAATTATTTCACAACAACAACAGCTAGCTACACATTAACTACAACTGCCGGAGCAACCGCTGGAACACCTACGGGCGGACCTACAACAAATAATACTGGCGGGATAAATTCTACTGGTGCGCTTAATATAACCACAGCTAGGCAATATAATGGGTTTATTTTAAGTAATGCAGGAACACAAATCGTCACTTTTAACGGTTTAACTGCAAATAATGATGGTGGAACTTTATCGCTATTTAACGCTGGTGTCTCTAATATTAGATTATCTGGATATACTGGTTTAGCAAATTATATTAATAACGGCGGCACTTTATGTATTGGAGCTACATCTTGCACATATACTCTTGATGTAACTGGCGATATAAACACGTCAACAATATATCGCGTAGGCGGCAAAGTATTGGTAAGTGCTACCGCGCCGACGATTGCGAGTGGTTTTAATACAAGCCCTACAATATCAGCTAATAATGGCCCTGCCGCATTTACAATTAACACAGGAACAACGGCGGCGACAAATGCGGGCGTAATTACATTACCAACGGCGGCTACAGGTTGGGCTTGTCATGCTCATTTCCAAGCCGCTCCTACGACAACCAATTTTGTTGTTCAGCAAACAGCAACCACTACTACAAGCGCAACTTTTAACACGTATGGTAATACTGGAACCAACAATAGTTGGCCTGCCAGCACTACTATTGTGGTGTCTTGTTTTGCTTACTAAGAAAGGTAGAAAATGAAACGTATTGTTGCACTCATGATCTTCTTATCGACTCCGGCTTTCGCTGAAGATGCGAAACCAGCGCCACAACCACAAGTCGATCCTAATACATCTATTACAATCACAGTTGGTGAATTGCAGGCGCTTTTACAGGCTGAACATGATAAAATTGCAACTGACGCGGTAGCTCAGAAGATACAGGCGCAGATCAAAGCCAAAGTTAAATAAGGTCTATTTCTGATGACAACATACGTATCCAGACAGGACTTTTTTACCGCAGTATCCGCGCTTGGCTTGATGGACACTCTTTATCAAGCGGTGAACGCCGATCCAAACACGGCTGTCTGGATTGAGTTTAATTCGGCTGATTACGTATATGCTGGCGATGTCCTTTATCTTACTGCACAAACAGCTTTTGGGTGGACTTCCGCCCAAATGGCACTTTTCTTTGACTCAATTGTCCCTAGCCCTACACCATCACCGTCACCGTCAGGTAGTTCTGCTTATACGGCTTATGACCAAATATGCGGTGCGTTGCGGCTTTTAGGCGTTTTGGCAGAAGGCGAGACGCCATCGTCTGAGTCAGCCGATGATGCGTTGTTTGCTCTTAATCAAATGATTGAGTCGTGGAATATAGAGCGTCTTTCAGTTTACTGCACAATCGACCAAGTGATGAATTGGCTTCCATCTACACGGAACGCCACTCTTGGGCCTACCGGCACTTTAACACCAGTAGATCCACTTTATACGCCTGTCCGTCCAATTTTATTGGATGATGCAACATATTTCCGTGACCCGGCGTCAGGAATCTCATACGGCATCAAGCTCATTAATCAACAGCAATATGATGGCATTGCGGTCAAGACGGTCACAAGCACTTATCCGCAAGTAATGTTTGCTAACCCAACTTATCCAAACATTAGTTTATCTGTTTATCCTGTGCCGACTAAACTGCTAGAGTTTCATTTTGTGTCCGTCTCGGAACTTTATCAGCCAGCGACATTAGCGACGACATTAGCGTTTCCGCCAGGATATTTAAGAGCGTTTAGATATGGCTTGGCATGTGAATTAGCGCCTGAATTTGGTGTTGAGCCATCGCCACAAGTGTCGCGTATTGCTATGTCTAGCAAACGCAACCTGAAGCGCATCAACAATCCAAATGGCGTTATGGCGATTCCATACAGCATTGTGGGAACACGTCAGAAATATAATATTTTTGCAGGTAATTACTAATGAAGACGCCTATTCTTGGCTCCTCATATCAAGCGCGGTCGCCTAATGCGGCTGACGCGCAAATGATAAATTTATACCCTGAGATTATCCCTGAAGGTGGTAAAGAGGCCGCTTGGCTTCAACGCGTGCCAGGACTGCGGCTTCTTAACAATATAGGTTCTGGCCCTATTCGTGGTTTATGGACGTTCAATGGAAAAGGCTATGTTGTCTCTGGGACTGGTTTATATCAGATAGATAATAATTGGAACGCAACATATAAAGGTAACATAGCCGGAACAAC